TATCATTACGCAACAAATAACAACCTTAGAAGAGATACTATACTTAAATATTCTTGATCCTGTAGAATTAGAGTTTGTAGAAGAAGTGTTTGAATTTAACGATATAAGCATGAATGAGGGTGAGATAGAATTCGTGCCTATCGAAGCTCCTGTAGAAGAAATTACTGTTGCTAGTGTAGAATTAGAGATAGCTGAGATTGAGATTAATATACCAGAGCCTGAAGTAGAAATCGTTGAAGTAGAAACTGAGGTAGAGTTGGAAATTGAAATGGAGATGGAAGAGATAGTGGTGGTAGAAGCTGAGCCTGAGGAGGAAGTTATCGAAGAATCTCAAGAAGAACCACAGGAATCAGAACCAGAGCAACCACAAACACCACAAAAAGAAGAAGATCCAGAAGAAGTGGTAGAAGAAGAGAAACCATCTGAGCCTAAGGTATCAAAGAAAGAAAAGGCTGCCACTAAAATAGTAAAGAAGATTGATGATAAAGCAAGGTATGATGACGCTGCTCAAACTAAGACTTTAATTGTTATGCAGATATTAGGTAATACTAAAACTTTTTTTGACAGTCAATCTTACATACAAGATACAAATGTTAACGACTATTTAAACAAGACAATAGAAGATCAGTATGGTATGCTATTTAATATGGCTCAGAATGATACACTTCAGGAGATGATAGATGCCCAGTATTGAGTATTCGGGAATGAAGGTAACTGGTGGCAAGGTATTTGCTATCTTTACTTTATTAGGTGCATTGGGTGGTGCAGCATGGACTGGCTTTACTTTCTATCAGGATTATCTCGATATGAAGGAAAAGATTACTCTGTATACCGAGCCTGACCTATCACAATATGATGAGGGTATGGCTGTATTAAAGTCTGAAATAGACATGATACTTGAAGAAATTACACTTGTAGCTGATGTTGCAAAAGATTTAAAGAATGATATGAAAGCAGATTTGCGTCAGATGAATGGAGATATTCGACACATTACAGAGATAGTTAATGATGTAGAAGACAGACAGAAAGAGGATGCAAGAGAGCTATTAGATGAAATGAAGTTGCTTGAAGAAAGTCTTGACTTGAAGATAAATAAGGCTTTAAATAATCCTTTAAACAGTATGTCAGCTAAATCAAAATAGGAGGTCATTATGTGCGATTGTAAAACAGATGAGGATTGCGTATGTCGATTAAGATAGAGATGAAGACAGTTTTGCCTTATGTTGTGTTGATTGCAACAGTCGGCATGACATGGGGTATGTGGTCTGAACGTCTTAATGCAGTTGAAAAAAAGGCTGACAGTGTTGCACAAATGCAACAAGATATTGCCGTTATAAAATCTAAGATCATACAAATGGATGATAAGATAGCTTGGATAGAAGAGTTTCTTATTAAAACCACTGACTTTTAATGGCGATATCTAGAGCACAAATGAGACAACAGGTATCTAAGCCTGGTATGAAAAAAATAAAAAAGTTAGCCACTGCGCTACGCAAAGCATCAAAGAAACACGCTAATCAAGCAAAAAAATTAACAGGAATAATTAATGGCAGATCCAAAAAAAGGAACAGGAAAAAAGCCTAAAGGCTCTGGTAGAAGATTATATACTGACGAAAACCCTAAAGATACTGTGCGTATTAAGTTTGCGACTCCTACAGACGCAAGAGCCACAGTAGCTAAAGTTAAAAGAATTAGTAAACCTTATGCACGTAAAATACAAATACTTACAGTTGGTGAACAAAGAGCAAAAGTGATGGGTAAAACACAAGTTGCTAATATATTTAAAAAGGGTAAGATAAGTATTAGGAGAAATAGAACATGACTAAATTATGTCCAAGAGGTAAAGCAGCAGCTAAGCGTAAATTTAAGGTATATCCTAGCGCATATGCAAATGCTTATGCTTCAAAAATCTGTGCAGGCAAAATAAAAGACCCAAGCGGCATGAAACGTAAAGATTTTAAAGGACCTAAGAAAGCCATGGGAGGTTCTATATCTCAACAAAGAAAAGCTGTCTCTGCTCAACGCATGCAAAAGGGAGGCAAAATAGTAGCTGCCGGTTGTGGCATGGTCGATTCAAAAAGAAGAAAGAAAACCAAGTTATTTACCAACGCTGCTTAGGAGGTAATCATGCTGGATTCAATCAAAAGTAAATGGAACAATTTAAACAAAAAAGGCAAGATGATTGTAGTTGTTGTTGGAGTTGTTGCAATATACGCAATATCACAGATAGTATAAAATGTCTGGCCACAAAGGATTAGCGAAGTGGTTTAAACAGGATTGGAGAGATATAGGTTCTCGAAAAAAAGATGGCAGCTTCGCTAAGTGTGGTAGATCAAAACAAAAAAAAGACGCTAAACGAAAATATCCAAAGTGTGTCCCCGCTGCTAAAGCTGCAGCAATGTCAAAGGGACAAATAAAATCAGCAGTATCTAGAAAAAGGGCAGCAGGTAATGTAGGCCCTAAACCCACAAACGTTAAAACAATTGTCAAGAAAAAAACTCGCAGAAAAAATAAAAGATGATGTAATAAATTGGTCTAAGAATGTCTTAGAGCCAATGAACAAACATCTTGGCTTTCCTGCGTGCCCTTTTGCTGCCAAATGGCGTAGAGAAAATAAGTTACGCATTGAAGTTAGACCAGACAAAAGCAAATACGAAAAACACCTTACAAACGTCTTAAAAGATTGGAACAAGAAGCAACACGATATAATTATATTTTGTGATCCTTATTGGGAGCAATATAACAACATTAGATTTCAAGATAAAATAGATTTTTATAATAAAACATATAATAAACGAGACGTATACTTTATGGGGTTTCATCCCACAAATCCTGCTACTGTTGAAGAACAAGAGTTTCTTGTTAATCCAACAGATGATTGTGATTGGGAGCCTGAGTATCAATATAGCATGATGCTTGTACAAAAATTTAAACAGTTATATGAAGCAAGTTGCAAACTACATAAGATAGGTTATTATAAAAATTGGCCAGCCGAGTATTACGATGATGTCGTAAAAACAAGGCAAGACGAATACGAAAAACTTTTTAAAAAGGAGAAAAAACATGCCAGGTATGAAAATGAAAAAACAAGCCATGAAAAGAGGCGGTAAACCTGCTGCTATGATGAAAAGAGGCGGTAAGGCAAAAAAACAAGCTATGAAGAAAAAGAAGAAGAAGCAATAAATGGCTACCTCGGGGACTACAGCTTTTGATCTCAGTATAGATAGGCTAATAGAAAGAGCTTATGCTAGATGTGGGACACAGATAAGAACAGGTTATGAATTATCTGCAGCAAGAGATAATCTTAATTTGTTGTTTTCTGAGTGGGGTAACCGAGGTATTCATCTTTGGAAAATAAAAAATCACACACAAAATTTAACGGCAGGGCAAACAGAGTACACTGCACCCTCTGATGCATCAGACATATTAGAGGTTGTATTTAGAAGTTCAGACGGATTGACTGATACAAGCATGACAAAAATATCTAGATCTGAGTATGAAAATCTTCCTAATAAAACTTCACAGGGCACACCTAGTCAATACTATGTAAGAAGAGAATTATCTGCTGTTAAAATAAAATTATTTTTAACACCTGATACTACAGACACTAAAATAAACTTTTTTTATGTAGGTAGAATAGAAGATGTAGGAGCATATACAAATACACCTGATGCACCCTTTAGATTTTTACCATGCTTAGTATCTGGTTTAGCATATTATACTGCACAAGAAGTTGCACCTGAAAGATCACAAGAATTAGAAAGAAGATACGAGGCTGAATTGCAAAGAGCCTTAACAGAGGACAGTCAATCAACATCTGTAAATATTGTGCCACAAAACTTTTATCCATCGGGGTAAGATATGGCATTTGCATCAGGTCGTTTTTCTAGAGCAGTTTGTGATCGTTGTGGTCAAGAGTACAAATACCAAGAATTAAAAAAAGAATGGAACGGATTATTTGTTTGTCCAGAGTGTTATGAACCTAAACACCCACAATTAGATCCTCCTTACCATCCACCAGATCCAGAGGCTTTACAAGATCCTAGAGTTGAATCTAACAAAATATTAAAAGATGATAGTCCTACAGGGCCTGATGATGCTACGTTTGATACTTTTTCTCAACCAATGCCTGTAACCGTATTTTTAGGTGAGCCTGGAGACAGTGCGTTTCTTACAACTGTACAAAGCACATCACCAGCAGACGGTAGTAATCCAACAGATTCAAACAGTATGTTACCACAAACACCACACAAAAAACTAATTATGCAATCAAAAATAGGTGCTGTCACAATATCTACTGCTAGCACGACTACATACACAGTTACAGTTGCAGCTAAGGCAGGTGGTGGGGGTAATGCCTTTTATATTGATGGTGTACAAGCACCATCTATAACTATAAATGAAGGATCTTCTGCAATATTTAATTTAAGCGATAACACTGTTGACTCACATCCTTTTTACCTGAGCACTACGTCTGATGGTAGTCACAATTCTGGGTCAGTCTATACAACTGGCGTGACATTTAAAATTAATGGATCTTCAGTATCACAATCAGCTTACGCTAGTGGTTATACATCAGCAACTACAAGAGCTTTAGAAATTACAGTAGCAATTGGAGCTCCGACACTATATTATTATTGTAGTAGTCACCCAGGTATGGGTAACTCAATAAGCACACCATGAACTATAGCGAATTATTAGATAATGTAAGAAACTACACAGAGGTAGGCACTGAGGTATTATCAAATACTGTAATTAATGTGTTTATAACAAACGCAGAAAATAAGATACAAAAACAATTAGATTTAGATGCATTTAGGAAGTTTGCTACTTCATCTCTGACTATTGGTAGCCCTTTTCTTACGATGCCTGAAGACTTTGACTTCGAGAGAGGTGTTCAAATAGTTGATGGTAATTCTGACAGAGCATGGTTAGAGCCC